ACTCCTTCTGCTCTGAGCGCTGGGGAGCTTGGGATCTGGTTCCCTGGTGTGAGGGGAAAAACATAACTCCCGAGCTGATCTTCCCTAGTTATGACAAGCAGAAAACCTTCTTCACCGAGCTTTTCACCGCCGTGAGGGATGGGCGTTTCAAGGCTCCCTCTGTTAAGGTAGCCGGATTTGGGAAGCAGGATATCTTCAGGGAGGAACTCCAATCCTTCGATCACAATCCGGATAAACGCTTCTTTGGCTCCCCAACCAAGAGAAACATTGGTGGAGTTCAGGACGATGCTGTCTATTCCACCGGGCTGACCCTGTTTGGAGGGAGGACTCTCACCGTGGATAATCTCAGGGTTATTGGTGGGAAACCCTTCTTCGGAACCATGATTCCTGGTGAGGCCAGATTGGGGAGATAATATTTATGGTTGCTTTCCTAGTTTTCTTCGTGTTACTGGGTGATTACAAGTCCTTGAACTTGGTTGGAGAAATGCCATGACAGATTTCGCTAAGCTTCTGGAAGAAATCCCGGATGAAGTTCTGGAACGAGTGAGATTTTCCATCCCCTGGCAAGAGGATTCGCAGACTGGAACTTATGTAGATCCCGATAATACTCAGTCATACTTTTCTTCTACCTCAAGATCTGATCTTCAGCAGGAATGCTGGAGTAAGTTCAATAAGAATCCTCAAGTCAACACGTCGGTCAGAGGAATGGCTGGCAGACTGACTGGGGATGGCTTCAAGGTCTCCTGCTCGGACCTCTCCATTCAGGGTATCATTGACGAGACCGAGCTGGATTGGCGAAACCGTCTGTATAGTTACTGGCCGAAGTACGTCACTAAAGCTTTCATCGACGGGGAACTATTTCTCCTTCTCACGGTTCACAGCGACAAGTTTATAGAAGTGGATTACCTTGATCCCTCCTCGATAGACGGAGCTGGAAGTGATGGGATCTACTTCCATAGAACCAAGAAACTGCTCCCGGTCGCATACAATGTGCAGTTGGGAGATAATCTGGGAGCAAGGGTAATTCCAAGTATCTTCGTCGCGAGAGATCCCAATCTCCTGAGAAACGTAGAAGGTAACTCTCTTATCTCGGAGGAGAGTCTGGCGGAGAGTAGATCCTCCCAGTATGGAGTAAACGGCTTCTCCCGTTTCATCATTGCGTGGGATAGGGGAATCTTGGTGAGGCGTGGGATTTCATATCTCAGGACAGTGATTGAATGGCTGAATTACTACGAGAACTTGAAGAAGTACGAGATTGATCATAAGAAGGCATCTGGTTCCTTTGTCTGGGCAATCGAGATGCAGGACATGAAGACATTTCGTACTTGGCTCACTCTGTCGGATGAAGAACGAAGGAAGACCGGGATTGCGGCCAAGAAAACTCCTGGAGCTACCCTAATCCTTCCTCCTGGAATGAAACTCATTGCTGTCACTCCGAATCTCCCCAAGATATCGGATTCTGACACCGACATTCTCTCCATGGTAGTGAGTGGGCTAAACGAACCCTCGGATGTGACCATGGGGCAATCCAAGAGTCCCTATGCGAGTGTTAAAGCCTCTCGTGGTCCTCTCTCGGATCGTGTTTCCGATGAGGTAGTCTACTTTGAGCGCTGGTTGAGATACGACTTCTGGGGAGGGATCTTCTTTCTGAAGGCTAAACTTGGTGAGATTCCGGAGACCATGTCCACTAAGGTGGCTGTGGGATTTGACGATAAGGGGAAAGTCATCATCAAGGAAGTCAAGAAGCGCCCCGAGCAATTACTGGAAATCTCATTTCCGCTGTCTGACATCGCGGATATTGAGTCGAAAGTGAAGGCTTTCTTGGGAGTCAAGCACGGCGGACTGTCCGAGATGCTTGGTATTCCCAGGGCTGAGATTGCGAAGCGTCTTGGTTTCAATTGCTACAAGACTTTTAGGCTGGATGAGGCCCTGGAGCAGGAAATCTTCCCGGAACTCTCTACAGGGATAGATCAAGAATCTGTTCAGGAGTTGGAAACCAAGGATCAAGAGACGAAGGAAGAACCTGTAGCCAAGAAAGCAGACGAAACCAAGCCCGTAGCCAAGAAAACCATCGTCAAGAAGACGCTCAATAGGAAGTAGTCATGAATGAGAGCAAAGAGTCTAGAGTCTATGATGAGGAAGGTTCCGAGATCAAGGGGAGCGTGCTGACCGATTGCCGCGCAGCTAGTAGGAAGCCTCTCAACCTAGACGATAAGGATTTCGCTATTCTCGCCGTGGTTATTCTGTGCATAGTCTCTATATGGGCTCCTGAGAATATCATTCTAAACGCATTTGCTGGACTGTTCGGAGTAGCGGTGGGGAGATCAATAAGATGACGCGAAGATTGGTTCTCGCCCTCTTTGTGATTTTAGTGATTTCTACCCTGGCTTTGACGGTCGACTCCGATACGCTCAAGAGGGTTATTTCTATTGGCTCTACTCCCTATCCTGTCCAGATAGGTACTATTGCAGATGGAGCCAGGATGGAATGGGGGGAGGTTCGGGAGGCAGGAAGTAATTGTGATGCAACTTCTTGCTTGTTTACCTGGGAGAATCCTCCCCAAAGTGGATATTGGTTGTATAGAGTTTCGGCGCATACTAAAGACTTCTCCGCACTGAATGCTCACGCCGGAGCATGGATTTGTAGGGAAAGTATGCAGCCGAAGGAGCCGTCGGCTATTAGTGCTAATTAGCTGATGGGATAGGAGAAGTTTATGCCGTGGACTGTTGCAGATGTGGACAAGCACAAGAAGGGATTGACTCCGGAGCAGAAGAAAGAGTGGGTATCCATCGCAAATGGAGTTCTTAGTAAGTGTCTGAAAGATGGAGGAACCGACCAGACATGTGCCCCGAAGGCAATCAGGATTGCAAACTCTAAGTTTTCTCTGGAAGGAGGGACTATGGATAGAGCCAGGCTGAAAAGTGGGAAAGTCCCAAGGAACGCTCTGATCCTTTCCGAGAACTCCGGGCAGAATGTGTTTCTCAGGGCTCCGGATAAGGAAGGGGGAGCAGCCCAGCTATCTATGGTGGCCTACTCCGGAAAGGTGATTGAGAATCATTGGTATTGGGGCAATCTAGTCATCGATCTCGATGGAATGTCCTTTGGGAATGACTCCTTTCCTATCCTTGAGGGACACGATACGAATAAGAAGATCGGATTCTCAACTATCAAACCTCGGGTCACTGGTAAGTATAGCTTGGAAGTTGGGCCAGAGGGAGTGGAGTACGTTGACACAGAGGAGAGTTTAGAGTTCCGCAAACTGAGTGCGCAGGGCTTCCCATTTCAGGCGTCTATCTACGCAATCCCAGAAGGAGTTCAGCGGTTGGACAAGAATGAGGAGGTTGATGTAAACGGCTTTAAGTTCGCTGGGCCTGGGACTGTTTGGCGGAAAAGCAGATTTAAGGAAGCTTCGGTGACTGTCTTCGGATATGATAGTAGGACGGAATCGAAGGCCTTTTCCGAGGAGGAGTTGGATTTGGGGGATTTGTTTAGCGAAGCTGGCGACGGAAATGAACAATTTGAACAGGAGGAGAGTGGAATTATGGAGAAGGATGCCATTGTGAAATTCAAGGAGGAGCATCCCGATGCTTTCGCTGCTCTACTGGCTAAGGTCTCTGATGAGGCTAAGGCTGCGGCAGAGAAGAAGTTCGCTGCGGAGCGTGAGGGGATTGAGCAGAAAGTTACTCAAATGTCTACCGATCTGAAGGGCTCCGGTGACAAGATCCTGGCTCTCGAAAAGGCCCTGGCTATTCGGGATGAGAGGGAGCAGAGTGCTACCGCGTCCGCTATCTGGACTGCTAAACTTGCCGAGAGCAAGATTCCCCGGAATCTGTTCGCTAAGGTGAGTGTGATGATCCAAAAGGACGCTTTTGTCAAGGATGGTGTCTTCGATACTGGCAAATTCACCGAAGCCGTGGTTGCCGAAATCGCTGATTGGGAAGGGCGCGGAGCGGTTGTCTCCGTTCTGGGAGTGGGCACTTTCGCACGCCCCGCCGATGTCCAACCCAAAGAGGATGAGAAGGCCGAGGAGGATTGGCTGAGTGACATGATCTCCCGTTCCGGGATGTCTGTCGCGTAATTTAAATCTTGGAGGAATTACTTCTATCAAGGGAGGTCTTAAACAATGCCTTACGATATTCCTTCTGTAATTCATGGGTCTGAGCAAACTTACAAGAGGCTCTACTACTCGAACCCGGATCACGCCCTGAAGGTGCCTGTCACGCTTCAGGCTGGGTACGGGAAGTTGGATGCCGGGACTGTACTGGCCGAGAACATTTCCGCCGCTGGGAACAAGGGGAAGTTGGTTCCGTACAATGCTACCACTTTCTCTGCTTCCATTGCGTCGTCCGGCCGTACTTTCCTGCTGGAGTCTCCTGCTGCCGCTCAAAAGGTTGTCACCGTGACCTTGGAGGATAGCTATAAGTTCGCGGTTGGGGATGACCTTATCATCAATGACAATACCGTCGCCGCTGAGAATCTGGGAGCGATCACCGCCATTGATACTACCACTTACATCAACAAGGCTACTATTACTGGAACCACGAATATCTCTGGTGCGTTCACCGTGGCGCATGTCGCTTATGTTGCCGTGGAAGCTGGCGACTCCTCGAACAACTTCAGTGATGCGGTCGGGATTCTGGAAGCTGCCGTGGATACCGGGAATGGCTCCGACGCTCGCGATGCCCTGGGTGTGGTGATCCTGTCCAACGCTATGTTGTACGAAGGCTTGCTGACCTACAGTGATGCTGCCGCAAAGACTGATTTGAGTGCAGCGTCCAAGGGTCAATACCTTATCATGAAGTAGTTTTAATCTTTTAACTCTGTACCAAATGGAGGTAACTTGAATGCCTATTGGAGCTTCTGACATCCCGGACCTGAGGCTTGCACGACTGCAAAAGCTGGTCACTCGTTTCATGAATCCTCCTCATTTGATTCTTGCCAATTTGTTCGGTACCCCGAACAAGGCAGATTCCGACGTGATCAAATGGGAGTCCATGATTGGAAATAGGGGACTTACTCCGTTTGCCGCGCCAGGTTCTCCCGCGCAGCAGGTGGCCCCTGTTGGAGTGACCGAGCACACCGCGGTAGCTGCTTTCTGGAAGGAAAAGATGTACTTGGACGAATCCTTCCTCAACAATCTCCGCAAGGAGGGAACCACTGAACAATACGAAGCTGCCAGGACCAAACTGGCGAAGAATCTCGGCATGATGGTGGGCAGGGCTGAACGGCGGAAAGAATGGATGTACGCCAAGATGTTGTCTTCCGGGACATTCTCCTATCTTACCAAAGGTGGAGTGATGGCTACGGTGGACTACGACATTCCGTCGAATCAGGTTGTCACCTTGGTTACCGGTGACATGTGGCCTTCCGGTTCCACCAAGGATATCCTTGATGACGTTATGTCCGCTAAGATTGCCGTGTCGGATGCGTGTGGTGGGACCGTGGATTACATGCTCATGAACTCCACGGTTCTCAGGTATATCGCCGCTGATACTACCATGCGTGGATTACTGCAAAAGAGCACCTTCGGGGAAGGGGATCTCTTCGGGAAATCCGGATCTGTTATTGGAGTACGTCCGCAGGTTCTCGGTTCCCTCTTCGGGGTCGATAACATCGTGGTCGATGATGATACCTATGTTGTCTCCGCATGGCTGACCGCTGCTGTCACCGGCTCTTCAACCACTGATATTTATGTGGATGATATCAGCGACTTCGAAGCTGGCATGACTGTCCGTTTCTATGATGTTTCCGCCAAAACCTATGAGGATGAAACCATCTCCTCGGTCACTCCACAGGGTGGCTACTTTACTGTTGCCTCTGCTCCCACTGCCAGTTTTAGAGCTGGTGAGGACAAGGTCTCTGTCACGAGGAAGTACATTCCGGATGATAAGTGCATCTTCTTCGCGTCCAAGGTGGAAGGTCAGCCTATTGCCAACTTCCTGTCTTCTCCTTTCGGGAATGATCGGCATTATGGAGTAAAGACTGATCAGTGGGAAGAGAAGGATCCCGAGGGTGTCTGGATTCGCGTTCAGAACAAGGGCCTGCCGGTACTGGAGCAGCGGGACGCGGTTTACATTCTCGACGTGGCGTAATCTGAAAGGATGTGAACATGCTTAGATATCGTCTGAAGAAAACTATCAAGTCTCGCGGGGACCTCTTCTTAAAGGGGAGTACTTACAATAAGGACACTGTTCCAGCAGTAATCCTCTCCATGCTGGATTCTGGGCTCGTCGAGATTCTGAGAGAATCGTTCCTGAAGCCGGAGTCCCCGAAACTGGAGGCGGACATTCAGGAAATTAGGGCACCAATTAAAGCCTCCTGGACTTCTAAGAAAGCTGCATCCCTGAAGAAATAGTCCGGAGAATAGGGGGAGAAAGATGACCGAGGAGGAGCTGATTGTTGTTGTGTCCACGGAGATTAAGGGACTATCCCAGCGTCTCGAAATGGTCGATTATGAGGATGCGGTCGATGATGCTCTTCGTGAAGTTAACTGCTCCTTCCCGGTAACAGACGATACTAAGCTCTACTGGCTCAAAAACCGCGTAAAGCGTCACCTGTTTTTTATGATGGTGACGCAATACGCGGATAAGTTTAGAGTCGAGGATATCCATCTTCATCAGCGGTTCGATCACTTCCTGAAACTCGTAAAGACCATGGATGAGGAATGGGAGCTTGCTAAGGTAGAAGATCCCACGTTGGTGGCGGATATCGAGACTTATGCTCTGTTCGGAACTAAAGTCGATGCTGGGTATGCTTATGATGAGCTGGGTAGGGATAGAACCTACGATTCCGATCAATTGGTCATCCTGACTCCTAGTGGGAGTGAGTAATGAGCATTGGCTCTGACATCAAGGAAGTTCTGGAAGAGATTGGTATTCAGTACACAATCTTCCCTGGGGGAGATCTCGTAAACGGTATCTCCGGGGAGTACGGAATCGACAAAATCAACGTCTTGACAACTCGTCCGTTCTTCAATGAGTATGTCAAGACGTTGATGATCTCTTATGACTCCCAGTTGAATAATGGCGATCTCATAGAGATATCAGGTGAGAATCGCTACTTGATTGTCAGCCTGGATAACTTCCACGTAGAGGGTTCCACATACAAGCGTATTGGAACCTTGTACAAGGCTAATACCTCAGGAGAGTTCAGACGTAGAAGCACTACCATGATAAGTGGAGGAGTTCCTCTCCATTCTTACGCACAGCGGGAAGTGAGTGGAGGTTACGTTCTCAGTCAGGCTTGGGAGACACTTCTTCCATACGATGCTTACTCTCTACTCACAACTTTCTCGATAGAAAAATTAGATGAGGATGCTCCGGAGGGAGCGATTCTTGAGAGAGCTTACCAACTCTATACTCTCTCTGCATACGGTATACGCGAATTGGATCAATATGTGATAGGCGCGGATAAGTATGTTATAAATGCGGTGCATCCTTATAAGTACGCTGGCTTGGTAGTTTGTACAGTCTCCGTAGACCAGAGAGAATAGTTCTGGAGAATCCATGAAAAAGAGAAAAATCCTTTTGGTTGGAGATAGCCCATTTTCGGTCACTGGCAATGGCCACATGATGGCTGCTCTCCTTGAGCAGATTAACTACGATGATTTCGAGGTTGCGTGTTTCGGAGCAAATCAATATCCAATCATACTTGATAACAACGAGAAACTTTTCGATAATTACAAATTCAAATTCATCCCTGCTGAGTACGGCAATGATCCCTATGGGGCTTCTAAGCTAGTCTCACTCATCCCAAAGTCCGGGGTGGATATTGTTCTGTTTGTCGGGGTTGATGTGTGGACCTTCTCCCCGATCTACAGGATGCTTAGGGAACTCGCTACGAGGTACGGTTTTATCACGGCTGGGCTATTCCCGTATGATCTCCAATACGACTATCAAGATTGGTTCAATCTTTTCGATATGATCGACTTTCCCTATGTCTACTCAAGATATGGGTATGAAGTTGTCTCCAAGAATGTACCTAGAGTCGGATACTTTCGCCCTCCTCTTTATAATATGGGATGCTACGCTCCATTAGCGGATGATATGGAAATCCTGAAAGTGAGGAGAGAGCTTCTCAGAATGACAATCCTACACAAGAAGCTCGTTGGATACATAGGTTGTAATCAAGTGAGAAAAGATCCTATAGGAATGCTGGACGCTTTTGCTAGGTATAATAGGAAGTTCCATGATGCCTCCCTGTTGTTCTGCTGCTCACTATCTTCTGGGACTTTCAATCTTGGGGCCTACGCTAAAAGTATTGGCTTATCCTCGTCGGATCTCATAGCTATAGATGACGCTCGGTACCAATTTTCCGACAGGGAGATGGGCAAGATAATAGCTTCCCTCGATTGTCTCGTGAATTGTACCATCAATGAGGGACTGTCATGGACTCCGTTACAGTCTCTCCTCTGTAGGATTCCGACCATAGTCTCGCAGACTACCGCACACCTTGACTACGCTGGAGTATTCAAAGTTCCAGCGAATACGGACACTTTCTTGAATGTTGGAGGTAGTTCCGGACCAGTCATGGTTCCATCCAAGAAGTGTGCTCCAGAGGATATCGCTGAAGTTATCGAGATGGTTCTGTGCGATGCTGATTGCTTTCGGACAGCAAACACTACCGAGGACGGCTTCGTCTACGCCAGGGGTTTTGTTAGGAGCCCGAGTAATATAAATACTGTTCTTAATGGGCTGCTATCCAAAGCGTCTCACTCTAACGGGGCAAAGAAAAGCGACTCTGTATTATTCCTACAGCACTCCTCGGCTGGGGATGTGCTCATGACTACGGCTTGTTTCAAGGGGATAAAGGAAGCTCATCCGGGGAAGAAGCTTACTTATATGACACAGCGTCGGTATTTCGGCATCTTAGAGGGAAATCCCTACATTGACGAGCTTCTGGAATGGAATCCTGCCAAGGCTCCAGACTACGAGGTAGTCTACAGGCCACACTCGGACAAGATTCTCAGAGGTGGATGGAATCATTTGGATACCAGGCTCTACGAGATGTATCCCCACTTCTGCAAGGTACAGGCTTCAGATATGTTTATAAAACCCGCTGAGAATGTCAGGGTTTTGGATAAGCTCTCTGAACGATTTATTCTAGTACATACTACCGGAGGGGATGTAACTTACAGGGTTTACCCGTACATGGATGCTATCCATGACGCATTTCATGGGGACTATACCATCATCCAAATTGGTTCGGAGCATGATCTCAAATGCAAGTCGGATATAGACTTGAGAGGTAAGCTGGAGTTTAGTGAAACTGCTCTGCTGATGGAACACGCTGCGGCTGCTGTGGTAGTCGATAGTTTCCCAGCTCATTTGGCTGGGTATCTTGGAACCAAAGTGGTAGTTCTGTTCGGCCCTGCTCCCGCTAGGGTTACTCAGCCCAAAGTCAGGGATCCAAAGGATATCATTCTTTTAGAGCCGAACAGGTTGGATGTCTGCCCCTTGACTTCTTCCTGCTGGGGCGCTCCTGGGATTCGCCCCTGCTCAACCCCCTGTATAGAAACTATTCCTCCGGATGTGGTTGTGTCCTCTCTTGGTAATCTCCTTGGAGACTATAATGGCTGAAACCTCGGCACATAGAATTGAAATGCAGAACCTCCTTTCCAGACATATACCAAATACCGATGGCTTGAGTGTTCTGGATATTGGTTCTGGTGGAGACCCGTACTCTGATACGTGTGACACGTTCGATCTTCCCATGCCATACAATGGTTCTGATCCGTCCAACCTCACCTACAAGGGCGATGCAAGTGAAATCACCAAAATAGTTGAGAAGAAGTACGATATAGTCTATTCTAGTCATCTTCTTGAAGACTTCAGAAATACTCCAGGCGTACTGAGAGAGTGGCGGGAACTTCTCAATCCTGGAGGGATTATCTTACTTCTCCTACCGCATCAGAGAAGATACCTCTACTCATGTAAGAAGAAGGGCAAGCAACCGAATGCCATGCACATCCATGACTTCTCTCCAAGGTTTCTCAGCGAGGTTCTGGATGGGATGGGCTGGATCAATCATATAGTTGTTCCGTTCTATCCTCCCAGCTATGATTCTTTGGAGTACAACTTTGGTGCTCTCATCACCTTCAATGGAGATGTTCAGTGAATAAAGATGTGACCATGTTCATAATGTTTTCCAAGGATATGAACAGGGATTGGTTTAGCTTTGCTGAGGAATCAGTACAGCAATTTAGTGAGAAAGTTGTGACCATTCCGTTTGTTGAAGAGGAAGGGCACCCGGAGCTGAGGGATTCTGAGTTTCCTCGCACTAAATTCCTATCTGGAATCCTCGGTAGATACCTGGAAGCCGGGTTAGTCACTTCTCCGTGGTACGGATTCATTTATGCAGACGAATTTCTGCCCCCTGAGCTGTCCGAGGCTATTCCTACGTTCACCGCTAGTGAATACGATTTTCTAGTTCTCTACAAGAGAGTCATGGGCAGAGCACTCGTTGGTGAGAATATCTCCATATCCTACGGATTCTCTCCTCGTCTGTTTAGAAGTCATGTGAGACTGTCCCCAGAACTGCTCCCTATCGGGAATCTCTCCTCCACTTCTGTCCTGAACGGCTTCATCAAGGAGAGAGAAGTCAGAAGATGATAACTATCACAGCAAGGCTAGATCCTGGGGACTTCGCCAATTATATCAATGCTCTCTATCGCGTTGAGAGACAGGTGGAAGCTCTTGCCGTGAATAATGGAGGGAGATTCAATCGGGAATGTGCGCATAGATATAGAGCTACGGTGACCTCAGCTATTCGTACCCAGGAGTTTTCCTCACTATATCAGTCGTATGGAACGACTAAAGGCTCCAAGAAGTATATTGAGTGGAAGAAGAAAGCAGTCGGCCACAGGAGATTCTGGATTCTACGATGGGATCTTCATAATAGTATAGAGGTCTCTAGGCATAAAGCCGGGTTTCTATCTGGAGTCCGTTACGGAGTCTTGGACAGAGGGGGTAAGTCTTGGCAGGGAGTCCCAGGATCTTGGTCAGCGGGTGCTCCGGATATTGTCGCTAAGTACGGACGTCTCATGGAATACGGCTCGGATGCACTAGGCTCTACTTCCGTTAAGGGAGGGAGGCATCCAGCACGTCCGGTCTTCCAGCCTTCTTATACCAAATGGCGGGCTAAATATCTCCCGAAGATCATGAGAAGGGCTACCAGAAGCATAGCGAAGGCTTGGAGGGGGAAATGATGGAGCTACTAGATACCGTCCCGATGGATGTCCACTTCATACTGAGAGTATCCGGGACTGAGTTGGAGTATATTTACACTGCTTTGAAGAAGACCTCTCTTAGTTTTGATAATGCGGACGAGGATATGGTGAAGGCAATAAACTTTCTCACTGAATCGTTCATCCCATTTATCGCGTCTCTAATTGAGAGGGGAGACCAAGATGGCTCGTGATCCATCTGCACTCACACTCAACGTCCGGCTGTCAATAAAGAGAACGCTCAGTGATTACTTCGAGGCTGAGTTGGGTGTTCCTCTAGTCTTTGATCTGTCTGAAGCGTTCCCGTTTACACCCTCCATGGACGTGAAGGAATGGATATCGGTTCATTACGGACCGACGATCTCTGGAAATCTTAGTAGAATGTTCATCTCCTTCTACATCTGTACTAGAAATGATTATGAGGGGATACGGTTGCAGGAACTGGAGGACGCTCTCGTGGGATTACTAGCTACACCAACCAATCTTTGGAGTATTGTCTCCGGAGTATGGACCGTGATTGGGAAGATTTCTTATATAGTCCGCACATCCTCCGAGGGATTTGACGATCTCGGTAAGGATAACACTAAAGTGCGGAACATTTCAGTGGAGGTGCTATGGGGATCGATAACGGGGTAGTGGATGTTCTTTGTGAAGAGTGTGGGAAACGTCTGATGCGTAGACTTCCAGACGGGACTTTCCAGTTTGTGTTTGGTCGCACTAGTAAAACTGGGGGAGGGGATGTTGAGAGCAAACCCTCCTCACTGATCTCCATGTTTATCGTTGGAAGTATTAAGATAAAATGCTACAGGAAAACTAACGGGAGGGTCTGTGGGCATGTGAATATAGTGAATTTCTTTGACAAGAACGTCCCAGGATGTTTTTAGGAAGGTAACTCTGGCATCCCTTTAACTAAATGGAGGTAGTAAAATGGCAGGTCCGGTTACCAAAAACACGTCGTCTCTCATGCTTGGCCTGGCTCAGGTGAGGATTGGAGCTTCCGCCGCTAACATTGCTTCGACCGCGGCGGTTCTCTCGGTCTCTGATTCTATTGGAGCTTTGGCCGCAACTAAATTCACTGGTAACACTGATTTCTGGGTTCATGAGTCTGGCTTCCCTCTCACCGAGGATATGACCATCGTCCTTCGTGAAAAGGCCGCTCTCGAATGCCAATTTGAAGAGATCACTCCCTTCACCCTGGCTATGGCGCTTGGGACTGATCCGACCGCTGGGGGTTACACCGAAGTGCATTCTGGAGAGATTTCCCTTGGTGGCCGTACTTCTCCTGCTTATATCAGAATGGAAGCTCTCTATACCTTCCCGGATGACATGTACTCCATGCTGATCGTCTTCCCACGTTCTCAGGTAACTAGCTCCCCTGAATTGGATATGCAGCGCGAAGATAATGCGAAACCTCCTGTAACCTTCGAGGCAAAACGTGCGGACTCTGAGGTCTCGGGAGGCAATGCTGTATGGGACGGTAAACCTCTAGGATTGATTAGGTTCCTCACCTCCTAGTGGTAAGAGAGGAGTTTGAGCATGGCCGGATTTGATACACTATCAGATTTAGCACCAGCTTCGGTAAAGGTAGTTATCGGCGTCCGCAAGCTGCGTGAGATCGAGATTTTCCCGCTTTCTCTAGCCGACCAGATAGCTCTCTCCAACAAGGTTGCCGAAGAGCTGGTGAATTTCAGGCAATGGATGGAGGAGGGTGAGACGGCAACCAATGTTCAGTTTGTATCTGCTGTCTCTGAGTGCGTTAGAAAGAATCTTGACGAAGTGATGGGGATGATCACCGATTCTAAGCCTGTAGGCTCCTGCTTCATTGAGGAGATTACTAATGTGCAGTTGGTGAACATCATTACGGCGATTTGGGATATGAACTTCGAGGACGCGGCAAAAAACTTCAAAGACCTCTCCAAGAAGATAAGAAACAGGATGGGGGAGACTACGCCAGAGAAAAAATCTATCTCGGAGAGGTCCTCACATTAATAATGAGGGAGTACCCTCAGTATGATTTGAGGCATTTCACACGATTCCATTTCTTGGAGGGGGGACTAACATACAAGCAAATCCTGATTCTTCACTCCGATGCGGTGAAAGCATCCATAGAAGATTACCGGATGCAAGCCGCGATGCATGGGATAAAGTTGAAGGGGGAAGATAGTAGCACAAAGCTCGAGAAGCATGAGGAACCAAACCCCTTCATGTTCAGAGCCAAGGATGATTACGAAGGGATGTCCTTGGAGGAGAGAAAGGAAACAACTAGGAAAATGCTCTCCTTCTACAAAGAGTGGGCTGGAGAGAGAAGCTCTGTTGGGG